ATCTTTTACAATGAGGAAAACTCATTCTAAAAGATGTTCCAAACGGGGCTCGAACCCGTGACCTTGGCGTTATAAGCACCACGCTCTAACCAACTGAGCTATAAGAACGGTGCGACTTGATTATTTTACTAACCAACTTGTATAACGATGTGGGGGACACCCACATATTAATTAGGAACATTAACTTTAAGCCTTGATAGCGTTAGCAGCTAAAGCATTGTTTACAGCTTTAGTCACGGACTCCCTCTCGCTGATCCAAGAAACAATCTCGAAGAGAAGTACACCTTGTTGCGCCATGACGAGCATCTTGGCGAAGTTATCCTTTGGACCGTAATCACCATAACCGACGGTCGACATGGTAGTCATAGAAAAGTAGAAGGGATCTAAAATACTCGCCTTCTTACCCCTGGGGAACCCGAATGCTTTTGGGTTCATTTTGTTGTAGATCATGTAGATGAAACCGAAGAATGCGGTGATACCACCGAGGATGAACATTTTAGAGACGCCACTCATTTTTATATTTAACAAATATTTTTTACACGGAATCTAATCTATGTAACTCATCGGAATCTCTACTTTTTCGCCTGGCTGTAGCTGTTACATTTTGGAAAGCTCCTAGCCACCTGTTCACCGCGCGTCTAGAGCCCGTCACAGACGCAGCGTCATCACTCACAACTATACTTAAACCATTACAAACATCTGGCTTGTTTTCTTTCTCGGGAAATTGAACCATAAACGCCTGAATAGATATAGCTGGTATATCTGGAGCGTCATCGAGTAACTTGTCATATTCTTCTCTAGACTTCATAAGAAACTCGACTACTTCTGAGCGATGTTTAACATCGAGTGATATTTCCATATCAATAGATCTATAAAACTTAGACCACTGTACACACATAGCTGAGTGTGCCTCAGATAGAGGTAGAGACTGACTAAACTTTGAGATACTCGTTAAGATACCACCCAACACATTTAGGAATGCAAAGAAATACTGGATGATCATTATATTGTTTTTGGTATCTTGAGATACATCTTCATTACCACTTGGATTCAGAACTGCAAAACCACCCACACCTGTTATACTTGCTATAATTATACTAGGATAAGACAACCAATCATTCTGTTTCTTGTAGAATAGGCGTGCGTGATTATGTAACCAGCGGTATCCAGCCGCCTTTTCAGCCCATTTTATAAGCAACTTTTCTTGTTTTTCACACCATTCACACTGTTCGTCTTGTTTAACACTCATGGTCTATTTTACGCGGATATATTTTTCGCACTTTCCCTGGCTAATGTATCAGCTTCTTCATTTCTAGGATCGCCATTATGCGCTTTTACCCATCGCCATTCGACAACTTTCAATTTTTTACGCGTTTCATCGATAGCAATCCATAAATCCTTGTTTTTCACGGGTGCACCCGCAGATGTCATCCACCCATTTTGTTTCCATTTTATAATCCACGAATTTATTCCTTGTTTCACGTAGTTACTATCCGTAAATATACGCACCTCTTGAATATCTCTCTTCACACATTCCTCGAGCGCTTTGAGGATTGCGGTCATCTCCATCCGATTATTTGTTGAATTAGGTTGTCCAGCGCTAAGCTTAAAACTATCACTGACCACACCCCAGCCAGAAGGTCCAGGATTTCCCAAAGAGCTCCCATCGGTGTAAATCTCATACATACCTATATATAACGGTATTCTTTTATATTATTTTCTCAGAAGAATGTATGATACTTCAACTGATCGGTAGTATATTAATGGGATGGATATGTCTCATAGGATGTTGCGCCGGATCGGTATATGCGAGTTTCAATTACAACTTATTCAAGATTGTCACAGGAGCTCTCAGGTCACTTATGGCTCCCTTCGGTATTAGGGTCCCAAGATCTACAACTCTTGAAAAAATTTTACGTTGAGAATATTTTTCTCTGTGAAAAGTAAGAGTATGATCGGCTCGTTGCTCGTACCAATATGTACATTATTTTGTATGAAATCTTCGTCGTCGATGTCGCTATGTTATTCACTTTATAAGTATAACCCTCTGGTTTTCTTTCAATGGCTTTTCAAGGAAGCCATCAAGGGTTTACTGAAAGCGGTAAAAGACATAGCCAAATTTGCAAAGAATATAGGTAATAAGATTGCCAAAATTGTCAAGAATATCGTCAAAAAAATTGAAAAGTTCGTAAAGGATGCAGTTAACAAGGTAAAAAATACAGGGAAAAAGGTTGTCAAGGATGTTGCGGGTGCTGGTAAGAAGATTGTTCGACAAGTATCTGGTGCTGGTAAAAAGGTTGTCAAGGATGTGGGTAATTTTGGCAAAAAGGCGGTTGGACAAGTGGCGGGTACAGGTAAGAAGATTGTTCGGGATGTATCTGGTGCCGGTAAAAAGGCTATAAAAGAAGTCGCAGGTGCCGGTAAAAAGGTTGTCAGTGAAATCGGTAAACAAATATCAAAATTCTAACGATTTTTTTTAGTGGTCTATTATAAATAGCATGTCTAGTTTATCAGTCAGACTGGCTATTGTAATGGCACAGTCTTCGTCACTGGCGGCGTCGACTTTTGTCGTATATAATAATTTCAAACCGACACAGACACTAAAATGGTTTTTTACTAAATTTTTACCAAAGAAACTCATGCAACTTTTCAACCTGTTCATAAAATTGATATTCGATGCACTCAAGGATATCAAGAAGGCGTTACTTAAAATTCTTAAGGATCTTTGGGCCATTATTCAGTACGCATTCAATCAGATTAAAAAATTTGTTATGGGTTTGGTCAAAAAGATAGCCGCTGGTGCGAAGAAAATTATTAAAGATATTGAAAAAGCGTTTACGGGTATGTTCAAAAAGATTGAAAAAGCGTTCACCGGAATCATAAAGAATATTGGAAATGGGATCAAAAAAATTCCTGGACAAATAACTGGTGCAGGTAAAAAGGCTGTGAAGCAGATAGGTGGTGCAGGTAAAAAAGTTGTTAAGGATATAGGCAACTCAGGAAAACGAGCCGTGAGAGAGATGGAGAATGGTATTTCAAACCTGGGGCGAGAAAGTGCCAAAGCTATCAGAGATGCCCCAGCTCGAGGGGCGGCGGAAGCACGGAAACAATTCGCTAGCTTGTTTAGAATGAGATGATAGTCGTTTTTTTATATTTTGTAATAATAAAACAATAATATGCTTTACAATATTATTGTTTTATTAGGGCTGTCGTCTTCCCTGGCTGCGACAGGGTATGGAGCCTATACATATTTCGATCCTCTTAAATGGATTGGAAATTGGATAAAGACCTTACCCGGAAAAGTTAAGCGATTCTTTATGTGGGTACTGAAGGAGATATTCAAGGCGTTAAAGGGTCTGTGGAAGATGATACAAAGTATAGGGGGTAAGATAAAGAAAGCAGGTGAAGACGTTATACGAAAACTGAAGGATGGTCTTAAAAAAATGATCCGCGATATATCAAACGGTGCCAAAAAAGCCATAAAAACAATAGAAAATGGTGGTAAAAAGGTTATACGAGATATAGATCGTGGTGGTAAAAAGGTTATCAAAACGATTGGTGGTGCGGTCACTAAAGTAACTCGTGATATTTCTGGGGCTGGTCGGAAAATGGTGAACGAGATTGGGAAGTCGGGTGAGAAAATTTTCAATGATATTAAAAGTAAAGTCAATCAGGCGATTCGTAAGGTTGGGCAGATCGCGGGTGCTGCTTTTAGAAAGTTTCAGGAGATCTTTAATAGAGCATTCAATGAAATTAAAAAGGCTGCATACGCCGTAAGGGATGCAGCTCTTGCCGCCGCGAGGTGGGCAAGGGAACAGGCGGAGGCTGCTGCTAGGGCTGCTAGGGCTGCCGCGGAAGCTGCTGCTAGGGCTGCCCAAAGAGCCGCGGAAGCAGCTGCGCGAGAGGCGAAGAGGATCGCTGACGCCGCGACGAGCTGGATGTGTTTCTCTGGAAATACACCAATTAAACTTCTCGATGGAAGGGTGATTCCCATGAAGGATATTAAAATAGGGGATGTGCTTATAAATGAAGTCATGGTTCAAGCTACTATGCAAATCAAGTCGAGTGAAGAAGATCCATTCTATAAAATTTATAGTGAAGAACTCGAGGAAAATGTATTTGTAACTGGGTCACATCACATAAAGTGTGGTGACAAGTACATTCTCGTGAGAGATTTTGAAAAGGCTGAAAAGCTTGATACAGTAGATGATATTCTTCACTGTTTAGTGACGAGTGATCACACGATACCCGTGGGTGAATTTACTTTTTGGGATTGGGAGGACAATCTACTTTAACATACTCCACAGCTTTCTTGGGAGTTTTACATATAGTGTCACCACAATGATCCCTATTCTGATAAATCGAATTAATAGACGTTGAAATTTCGTTACATGACTTCAAATTCCAACGACCTAATAGAGGTTTATCCACTTTAATAAAAAGTTCAAAAATCTTTTTGATCATATCTTAATTACCCCGCTCCTTTTTAAACCTGTCGATACAATGTATACGCCGAAAGTCCCGAGACAGTCAACAAGACATATTGGAGTGCGTTTGAAATGGTCAAATATTCATTAATCATAGCCTTCTGTGATTCATCCTTTAATCCATCCCTGAAGAGTGTCACGTGACGAATGAGGTTTCGTAAGATAGAAAACGCTAAAAACAGGGCCATCATACTAAGAATTATGAAGATGATGTTATAGACTTTGTTATCCTTCCCACGGTAAAAGCGAGACACACCGAGCAGAGCTAATGAGATCGATGTGTATAATCCCACATTACGCAGAGATGTTTGATAAAACATGAGAGTGTCCTTAAACGAGAATTCCATATGATATTACTTACATTTTTAAATTTCATGAGTGATGTGATTTAAAAATGATTTTTTGATTTAATTTACTAAAAGGCAGAGACCAACAAATTAGTTGGAGAAGGCGAGGCCACCCATACCGGATTGGATGCGGAGGACGTTGTAGTTGGTAGCGAACATGTGCATGGAAGTCGCGGTACCGGCAGCCATCTTGACGGCAACCTGCGCGTTATCGATGCGGGAGAAGTTGCAAGTGCCGGTGGGCTGGTGCTCCTCGGGCTTGAGCGCGAAGGAGTAGGAGTACACACCGGGAGCGGGGCAGCCGGAGTGGTGGTTGTACGCCTGGACCTGGTTGAAGTACTTACCCTTCTGCTCCTTGAAGCGATCCTGGCCGTTGAGGACAAGCTTGAAGGTCTCAAGCTGACCGGACGCTTCCTCGGTGAAAGCCGCGGTGGAGAGCTTGGTGGCGTACATGGGGGTACCGAGGTTGGAGACGGGCACATAGCAGTTGGAATCCAGGTTATCGGCAGTCTGGTTAGACTCGAGGGCAATCTCAGTGGCAAGGTTGTTCTTGGTGAAGTTCCACAGGGAAGACTTCGCGGCGGTGTTGGAGAAGCACCACACAAGTTCCTTGACTGGGTGATTGTACGAGAGGCGGACCTGCTTGGTGGAACCGGCATCAACGGTATCGGTACCGGTGTGCTGCACCTGCTCAATGAGGTACTCGTGGCCCTTCTGCGCGAATCGGCGACGCTCCTCGGTGTCAAGGTAGACGTAGTTGGCCCACACCTTGAAGACGGACGCGTTGAGGAAGGTGGTGAAATCACCCGCGAGGTCAATATCAATGCGCACCTCATGGTACTGCAGAGCAATTAGTGGGAGGTAAAGTCCGGGATTGCGGTTAAAGAAAAAGACTAGGGGCAAATAGACAGTGGAACCATTACCCGCAGTGGTCATCTTACCCCAAGTGGCCTTCTTGGCCTCATCGAGGTAGAGCTCGGAGTACAGACGCCACCACTTCTGGTAGTGCTTGTCAATCCTTTGTCCGCCAATCGATAATTCGACGGAAGAAACCGCACGCTCGGCGACCCAGTTGCAGTCACCATCCGTGTGGGTGGCGGTAGCGGCGATGGCAGACTCGAGTTCGAGGTACATGTCACCGACGAGATCACCGTTACGGGCGACGGTGACGGAGACGCGACCGGAGTTGGCGGCAGTACCGTTGACGGTCTGCTCGATGTTCTCCATCGCGAAGTTAGTGTGGCGCTTGTATTTGGCCTGATAGAAAGTTACCTCAGGGTTACCAGTAAGGTAGACATCCTGGGCACCGTAAGCGACGAGTTGCATAAGACCACCGGCCATTTTGAGAGTTGTTGTACTATAAGCAGAGAAAATAATTCTGG